TGATAAAAAAAGAATAACCAAACTCACACGTTTTAAAAATTCTTGATATTTATAAGTGTACAAAACAAAAAAAAGTTATGGAAAATAAGTTTCAACCAATTGGTGATAGGGTTGTAGTTAAGCCACTATCCCAAGATGTAAGTTCTGGTGGTGTAATTATGCCGGACGTATCCCAAGAGGGAATTAACAAAGCAGAGGTGGTCGCAGTTGGTCCGGGAATGCTATTACTTGATGGTGTTCGTGGTTCAATGCAATGTAGTGTAGGTGACACAGTTGTCTACACAAAAATTTCTGCAAAGAAATTTGATGAAGATGAGAATCTCTATGTAGTAAAGGAGAATGATCTTTTAACTATTATTAAATAAGTTTTCGAAAATAAGTTATGAAGAAAAATTTAGATTTTGGTGTTGATGCAAGGTCAACACTTCTTAATGGTGTTAGAAAGTTGGGTGATGCAGTAGCAGCTACCCTCGGCCCAAAGGGTCGAAATGTGATCCTAGAACGTGATGGTGAGTTTGTTTCCACTAAGGATGGTGTATCCGTAGCAAAGGAAATCAACTTGGAAGACCCACTTGAGAACGCAGGTGCTCAGATGGTAAAACAGGTTTCTGCTGAAACAAATGATGAGGCTGGTGATGGTACAACCACAAGTACCGTTCTTGCTGATAACATTCTATCAATGGGGTTCCAAAGTGTAAATCAAGGTTGTAATCCGATTGACCTTAAACGTGGAATGGACAGAGCCGTTGAAGATATTGTAAGTGAACTACGTGATAGAGCTAAGCAGGTAAATGACCAACAAGAGATTTTATCAGTAGCTACAATTTCAGCAAACAATGATGGAAAAGTTGGTAACTTGATTTCTGAAGCTATGGAACGTGTAGGAACCGAAGGTGTGATTACTGTTGAAGATAGTAACACTACACGTGATGAACTAGAGGTTGTAGAGGGTATGCAGTTTGATCGTGGATACCTATCACCACACTTCATCAACAATCAGCAGGAAATGCACGTACAGTTGGAGAATCCACTTATCCTTGCCGTAGATAAAAAGGTAACCAATCTTAAAGAGTTGGTAAAGGTATTGGAGTATTGTATTGCTAGTGATCGTTCACTACTGATTGTAGCTGAAGATTTGGATGGTGAGGCACTTGCTGGTCTTATCGTAAACAAAGTACGTGGAACTGTAAAAGTAGCTGCTGTGAAAGCACCGGGTTATGGTGACAATCGTAGTGCTACTCTTCAAGACATCGCAACTCTAACGGGTGGTATGGTCGTTGATCCAAAACGTGCTATGAAACTTGAAGCAGTCGAAGCTGATTGGTTCGGAACTGCTCGTGTTGTTACTATCAACAATAAATCAACTGTAATCGTAGATGGTGCTGGTGATGAGGAGAAAATCAAATCAAGAATTGGTGAGATTGTAACCTTAATTGACCAATCAAACTCACCATACGAAACCGAACAACTCCAAGAACGTCTTGGTAAACTTTCAGGTGGTGTAGCTATCATCAAAGTAGGTGCTGGTTCTGAGATTGAACTCAAGGAAAAGAAAGACCGAATTGAGGATGCACTTAACGCTACCCGTGCTGCAGTTGATGAGGGTATCATCGCAGGTGGTGGAGTTTCACTTCGTGAAATTTCAGATGTTCTTATGGGTAAACAATCTACATTTGAAAACAACGATAAACAGATTGGTTACGACATTGTACTGAGAGCTTGTAGAGCACCTTTTGATACAATTGTATGGAACGCAGGACTAGACCCAAAAGAAATTTGGCGTGATATTCTTACATACGCTACTGGGTTTGGTTATGACCTAAATAAAGAGTGTTTCGTTGACATGGTTGAGTGTGGTATCATTGACCCACTTAAAGTTACACGAGTAGCACTAGAAAAAGCAGTATCAGTTGCTAGTACAATTCTAATTACAGAGGCAGTTGTTACTAATATTGAAGACAAGGATGAAACACCAATGAACCCAATGATGGGATTTTAAGTTATGGGAAAAGAATTTAATATGAATGATGGTAAGGGGTTAAATATCACTCCTGACCAATTAGAGGACTTCGTATGTGAAGGTTGTGGGAATCAAACATTTGTTCCCGTTATGATTTTCAAAAAGTTGTCAGCAGTTTATTCACCAGCTGGAAAAGACACAATGGTTCCACTTCAAGTATTTAAATGTGATGAGTGTGGAAAGATCGCCAAAGAGTTTTTACCAAAAGAAGCACAAACAAATGAGTGATCCAGTATCACATCCAAACCACTATGGTGGTGCTGATAATGTATTTGAAGCTATCAATGTAATCGAAGCATGGAATGCTAACTTTAATATTGGTAATGTACTTAAATACATTTCAAGGTGTGATAAGAAACATTCAGACCCAATCCAAGATTTAGAAAAAGCCGCTTGGTATTTAAATCGTGAGATTGAAAGGCTAAAGAGGGGATAATATATTTGGTATTACCAAGATAATTTGTTATATTGTATAAAATGGAAGTTATGTCTAAATCTAAAAGTGTAAGTTACAGCCAATTCAATATGTATAGGTCTTGTCCAAGACAATGGAAATTGACTTACATAGATAAGGTTGCACAGAGACTACCATCTATATATACGGTATTCGGTACGGCTATACACGAGTGTATACAAGAGTACTTGGATGTTATGTATAGTAGTTCTATCAAAGAAGCAAATAAACTTGGACTCCATATTATGTTGAAAGAGAAGATGACTGCTGAGTACTCAAGGGAGTATAAAAAGCTTGGTAGTCATTTCTCTACCCCATCTGAATTAGCTGAATTTTATCAAGATGGTATTAACATCTTAGAGTATTTTGTTAAGAAACGTGGTGGTTATTTTAGTAAACGTAACTGTGAACTACTTGGTATTGAGAAGCCAATTAACATCGTAAGTGAAGTAAACGAGAACGTTAGGATTAAGGGGTTTATTGATCTTGTGATGAGAGAGGGTGATCGTATTAAGATTTACGATATTAAGACAAGTAGTTGGGGTTGGAAGCCTAATAAGAAAAAACAAGAGGGTGACCAACTTCGTATTTACAAAAAGTATTTTGCTAAACAATATGGCTATGATGAAAGTAAGATTGATATTGAGTACTTTATCGTAAAACGTAAACTGTATGAGAACTCTGACTTTCCACAAAGACGTATTCAGATTCATAGACCACCACATGGTAAACCATCAATGAATAAAACATCCAAAGTATTAGATACATTTATATCAGAAGTATTTAATGCTGATGGCAGTTATAATGTGGACAGAGATTACCCAGCACTAAAAACTGGATGTACTTACTGTCCTTTTAAAAATGACAATGAAATGTGTCCGAGTAAAATTAGACAATGGAAAAATTAAAATTACCGAAGTTACGTAAGATAGACCCAAATCGTCCTAAGAAGAAAAAGATTATTCTGTTATCAGATGATCTTAGACTTCACTCTGGAGTGGGAACAGTTTCTCGTGAGATTGTATTTGGTACAGTAGATACCTATGATTGGGTACAAATTGCAGGAGCTGTAAAACATCCAGAGCAGGGACAGGCTATTGATATAAGTTCAGATGTTAGTACTCAAACTGGAGTAGATGATGCAAGTGTAAAACTATATCCAACGGATGGGTATGGTAATCCCGATTTGTTAAGGCATATTATTGCTATTGAAAAACCTGATGTTATCATGCACTTTACAGACCCAAGATTTTGGGGATGGTTGTATAATATGGAGCATGAGATTCGTCAGACTATTCCACTTGTGTATTTGAACATTTGGGATGACCTTCCAGCTCCACATTGGAATCGTAATGCATATGAGAGTTGTGATCTACTAATGGCTATCTCAAAACAGACCTATAATCTAAATCGTATGGTATTGGGTCATGGGTACTATGAAAGTGAGAGTCCAACTTCGGATAGAGCACGTATGGAGATTTTTGGTAATACTGGTGATGAATTACCTTACAGACCAAAACCACTTTTAAC